CTCAAGACAACCTATCAGCAGCATGGTCAGCATGGTCAGCATGGTCAGCATGGTCAGCATGGTCAGCATGGTCAGCATGGTCAGCATGGTCAGCATGGTCAGCATGGTCAGCATGGTCAGCATGGTCAGCAGCATGGTCAGCAATGAAAGAAATGACCAATGAGCTGTCAGAATTATTCAAACGCTGGGAGCAAGCGATATGAAAAACTAAGCCAGAATCAGTCGAAGAATTCTTAGCCCGCGGTGGCAAAATCACTAAAGTCCATGAAGACGAAAGTGCTATTGACCCAAAGGCGTTGAGAGCTAAGCTTAAAGGAGGTGATCTCAGTAGTGATAGTGATAGTGACTACACCGATATGAGGATGCGCGAAGCCGAGAACCTCGGTGTCCTTGATAACCCAAGTTTAAAGTTGTAGTGGTCATGGGTGCTTTCATTTACGATATCACGTATATTGATGGCACCTTAGTTGTCCATGAGACAATCGTGGCGGATTCAGTCGTTGAGGCTGTAGAGAAGTTTAACCTAACTCTAATTTCTGGGTACGTGGACATTCTAGGTGTCTTGGAATTAGATCTTCCAGCGGTGATGAAGCAACAGGCTATGTAATTGTAACACCAAATTTACAAGTAGATTGAACTATATTAAAGTACTAACCAGCTGAGGGAATACCTGAGGCATCACTTAACTAACGAGGAAAGAATCATGGTAGATTTAGAAAAGATCCAAACTGTCATTGAAGCTGAAGTGGAAAAGGCAATCACTGCTGAGCGCAAGCGTGTCATCGCCGCCATTACAACAAGTCATAAAGATTTGCTTGAAGTAATTAAGTCAGGTGAAGCCGAAGAAGCAGAGCCAGCCAAAAAAGCTCCGGCTAAGAAAGAACCGGCAGCTAAGAAGGAAGCACCTGCGAAAAAAGCTCCAGCTAAGAAGGAAGCTGAAAAGCCTGCAGAGTCTGAAGAAGCAGAAGGTTACGACATCACTGAAGTTGACGATGAAGAAGTTGCGGCGTCTGAATATGCTGATGATAAGGTCGCGGATCTGAAGAAAGAATGTAAAGAGCGTGAGCTTGTTATCCCCAAAGGCTACTCGCGTGAAGACATTATCAAACTCCTTATTCTTGATGACGAAGCGAACGAAGAATAAGAATACATCAACCTAAGTAAAGGCTTCTTAATAGAGGCCTTTCTTTTTCCCCTCACCAAAACTAAGGAATTACGGGATGGCGAAAAATAACCCATTCACAGTCCTGAGCCTTCCTGCTGAGTCGACATCTGACCAAGTTATTGCGAGATGGCGAGAGCTTGCTAGTACGCACCATCCAGATAAGGGCGGAGATCCTATCGCCTTCGACGTGTTCCGCAAAGCGTACAAGGAGGCTTTAGAGATCTCTAAAATCCCGGTTCCGTGCCTTGACTGCAATGGGTCTGGTAAGAAAGATCTTAAAGAAGGTTGGAGCTTCTATTCTGTTAAGGTTCGATGCACTAAGTGCCATGGTAAAGGCTTGATCTACGCGAGGCCTTCATCGTGAGAGAAGTTTACGCATCAAGCTACTTAGAGCTCAGAAGTAAGTACCCTAAGGCCTACGCAATACGACGAAGTAATGGCGGTTGGGTTGGAATTATAGACGAGGTTAAGAAATGAGACCAATGTTAGCAGAGAAGACTGACGGTAAGGATCTTAGATACCCGTGCCTATGCAGTCCTAAACTAGATGGAGTTAGAGCTTTGGTGGTAGACTCTGTCGTTCTGAGTAGATCGCTTGAACCTATCCCCAATAAGCACGTGCAGGAGTTGTTCGGACATGCGAAGTTTAACGGGTTGGATGGAGAGCTTATTGTCGGTGACGTCACCGATAAGAAAGTTTTCCAGGTATCTCAGTCAGGAGTTATGAGCCATGACGGGAAGCCTGAGGTCACGTTCTTCGTGTTCGATGACTTCACCCATGATACTACGTTTAAAAGGCGGTTAGCTAGGTCTAAGAACAGGGCAGTGGCCCTTGATCATGTGCATGCAGTTCCCCATGTGACTGTGCGCGACTACGATCAGCTTATAGCGATGGAGAACACTGTTGTCGAGAATGGGTACGAAGGATTGATGATACGTGATCCAGATGGAATGTACAAGCACGGGCGGTCTACTTTAAACCAAGGCTGGTTGCTGAAGCTTAAACGGTTTGAGGATAGCGAAGCTAAGATCTTAGAAGTCGTTGAACTTATGCGGAACACCAACGAAGCTAAGATCAACGCGCTTGGTTATACAGAACGAAGCTCTAAGAGATCTGGTAAGAAAGGAGCTGAGATGCTCGGGTCAATTAAGGTCTTTGATACTAAAACAGGTGTTGAATTCTCCATAGGCACAGGATTTACTGAGGGGCTACGTAAGAAATTATGGAGCCTTCGTGAGACACTACCTGGGCAATTAGTCAAGTATCGGTACCAAGCCAGTGGGATGAAAGATAAACCAAGGTTCCCGTCGTTCCTCGGCTTTAGAGACAGGAGAGATACATGAGCAACTTCACTGATGCAGAAAGATTAGACGCCATTGGAGAACTTGGGCTGTGCTTAGTCGCTCATGACATCTTTGAAGATGGCAAGTGGCATAGATTCTGGATGTGTCAAGCTGGTATGGAGGCAGAGCAAGGTGTTGCGTCACGTGACATTAGATCAGCTATTGACAACGCTGTTATGCTCATCCAAGCGTCAGAATCTTCGAAGCATTGAAAGTAGGTGTTTACAAACTAGGCGTAAAAGATTAAAGTATAACTTCTGAAATACAAATAGGAGGCCTCATGGCTACTGCAAAGAAATTCAAATTCCCACGTACTATGGGCAAGTGTGCCGACAAGCTCTATGAGCTTCGTCAACAAAGGCTAGAAGCACAGAAGGTTGCTTCAGAGATTGAGGCAGAGGAGAAAGCTCTTAAGGCTCATATAATCGATAACCTTCCTAAGTCTAATGCCTCTGGTGTCCAGGGTAAGACTGCGCGCGTGACTGTTGTGACAAGAGAGGAACCACAAGTTAAGGACGAGGAAGCTTTCCGTAAGTTTCTCAATCGTAGTAAGCGGTTTGACCTCGCGTACAAGCTTCGCCCATCAGGTCCTGCAATCCGAGAGCTGTGGGAAGAAGGTAAGGATGTTCCAGGTGTAGAGAAGTTTAACGTTGTAACAATATCGATGAATAAGGTTTAGGAAGACTACGACCAAGGATAAGCTGGGGTCAGCAACAAGTAACTAGTAACTAAGTTTGGAGATTACGAAAATGGCACGAAGAAATAAATCAACTGAAGTGGCAACATGGGATGCGGAACTGGCTAAGCAAGCCGAGATTGCAGCAGGACTAGAAGCTAGTACTGGAGGAGGTCAATTCTTCTCAACACGTGGTGGTCAACTATCTTGGCAGGATTCCCCATTGCCCAACAACGAAATGATAGTTATCGTCCTCGATACTATCTTTGAGAACGTCTTTTACGAAGGGCGGTATGATCCTGATACTCCTCAAGGTCCTACGTGCTTTGCATTTGCACGCGAAGAAGATGAACTGGCTCCTCATATTATAGTGAAGGACGCGGGACAAGCACAGTCTTTAGACGGTTGCAAGAACTGTGAGCATAACGAGTGGGGTTCAGCGGATACTGGTAAAGGCAAAGCATGTCGTAACACGCGCCGAGTGGCTATGATCCCAGCTGGTCAAATCAGCCGATCCGGTGAGGTTGAAGTCTTTGAAGATGAGGACCATTACGCCTCAACAACAGTCGGATTCATGAAGCTACCAGTCACGTCGGTCAAAGGCTATGCTAACTACGTTAAGCAAGTAGCAGGCGCTTTAAAACGACCTCCGTTTGGTATCATCACGCGTGTAGCTGTAGTGCCGGATGCTAAGACTCAGTTCAAGGTAATATTCGAACCTATTGAAAAGGTCAGTGATGACCTAATGTCTGCTATCATGGAGCGTCGTGAAGAAGTTATGGCGACAATCGATTTCCCGTACCAGTTAGACAGCGACGATGAACCAGCTCAGAAGAAAGTGCGTGGGTCTACTAGAGCCACTGCGCGAAGTACTCATGGTGCGTCTCGTCGTAAATACTAATCTTATAAGGGCCTGGTGGCGCAAGCTGCCGGGTTAGTCTATGAAAAAAGAAGTTGATAACCCAGCCCTGAAAACTTGGATAAATCTTAACGAGGCTTTGAGAAGTGCTTGCGAAAAAGACTGTAAGGCTCTATTAAATGAGGAGCTTGATGGACGCAGGCGCAGGCAGTTCTTAAAGCGCATTCATAGCCGCTTGAATAAAGTCAGAGCTGATCGCGAGCGCAAAGAACTGGGAGCAGAGTAATGAAGCACCCGAAGCCTATCACCATCGACTTTGAGACCTTTGGAATAGAAGGGCGCCCTAAATATCCCCCTATACCAGTTGGTGTCGCCATCAAGAAGCCGGGGCGTAAGTCTAAATACTACGCGTTTGGTCATCCTACAGAGAACAACTGCTCATGGGACGATGCCGTCAAAGCTGTGGCAGGAGCTTACGAGTGCAAGGACGGCGTTCTTTTCCAGAACGGGAAATTCGACGTTGACGTTGCAGAACATTGGTTTGGCCTTAAACCTCCTTCTTGGGATCTTATACACGACACTATGCTTCTTCTGTTCCTAGAAGATCCTCACCAACGAGAATTAGGATTGAAAGAAGCTTCCGAGCGCCTGTTAGACTGGCCTCCAGAAGAGCAAGATGCAGTATGCGACTATTTGCTTACTAACCAGCCTATTCCCAAAGTTAAGATTAGTAAGTCTAAAAGCAGCGAACATTACTTTGGTAGGTACCTATGCTACGCACCAGGGAAGCTGGTAGGAAGGTACGCTTGCGGTGACGTGGATAGAACTGATGCCATGTTCAATCTTCTTTATCCTAGAACATTAGAGCGGGGCATGCTTGAGCCTTACGATCGTGAGAGACGGCTGATGCCTATCCTCCTTGAGATGGAAAGGCAAGGACTTCCAGTTGACCTAGATAGACTTCGCAGTGACGTTGAGATGTACGACGGGTGGAGAGTCAAGCTGGACGAGTGGCTTATTACTAGACTTGGTTGTGATCCTAATATCAACTTCAATTCTGGCCAGCAACTGTTTGAGGCTATGTTAACTGCTGGGCTGGTTGATGAGAGTAAAGCTCCATTGACACCTACCGGCAAGCACCAAACTAGTAAAGAAGCTTTGCTCGTCGCTGTTACAGATAGTCAACTACTGTCAGTCCTGAAGTACAGGTCTCAGATTAATACCTGTTTGAACACGTTCATGATCCCATGGTTGAAAACGGCTGAGATGTCTGGCGGGTTAATTTTTACTAACTGGAATCAGGTCAGAGCCCCTAAAGGAGCAGACAACTCAGGGACACGTACTGGGAGACTGTCGTCTACGCCTAACTTTCAAAATATACCTAACAAGTTTAAGGCCATATTTAAGCACGACGAATCTGATCGTAAGAAGCGTAAGCTCTTGCCACCATCACCGTTTAAAGATCTTCCGCCACTGCCTAAGGTGAGGAGCTATATCACTCCGTTTGAGGATGAAGTCTTAATCGACCGAGATTACAGTCAGCAAGAACCTCGGATCTTAGCGCATTTCGATGGTGGCTCTCTCATGGAGAAGTACTTAGAAAACAAGTGGATCGATTTCCACGATTACGCCAAAGCAGAGCTTGAGAAAATGGGCAAGTTCTATGACCGTAAGCCAGTTAAGAACACGAATCTAGGCCTGATCTATGGCATGGGTGTAGGTAAGTTAGCAGAGCGTAATGAGATGTCTGTGGCTGAATCTAGTGAGTTAAAGAAGGCTATTCTACTGCTCTACCCAGGGCTTAAAGAGATGTACAAGGACATGAAGGTAAGAGCTGCGTCTAAGATACCCATTCGTACATGGGGAGGTCGCGAGTATTACTGTGAAGAACCTAAGATAGTCCAAGGCAGGTTAAGGAGCTTTGATTATAAGCTTGTGAACGTACTGATTCAAGGATCTGCTGCGGACTGCACTAAGGAAGCCATCATCAGGTTCCATGGGGCTAAGAAACCTCAGTGGAAAATACTAGTAAACGTGCATGACCAGATCACAGTATCTGTGCCCAAGAAAGATGTGGCAGAAGCTATGGAAGTTTTGCGGGAGACTATGGAGTCTGTTGAGTTTGACGTGCCAATTTTAAGCGAGGGTGATACTTCATCCACCAACTGGGGTGAGCTAAAGCCCTACGATGTCAAAGGAGAGTTAGTGTGAACGCACCTCGTAATGCTTACAAGCCCTGGTCTGATTCTGGCCTCAGAAAGTTAGTATGCCTATTTGACGCGGGCCGAAATCTTACGGAGTTGGCAGAAGAGTTTGGGCGCACCGAGAACGCTATAGTCAATAGACTTGAAAAGCTTAACTTAATAACTGTATGCTATCCGCGCGTCTTTCGTAAAGATTCTGCGTGGCACGTATTCGATAACCCGGAGGAAACCTAATGAGCAAGATACCGATACAACAAATTACCGCGTGGTCGTTTAGTCGATACTCAACGTACAAACAATGCCCTCTAAAGGCGAAGTTCCAGTTCATCGATAAGATCAAGGAGCCAGGTAACGAAGCCATGCAGCGCGGCGCTAAGGTCCATGATGATGCCGAAGCTTTTATCAAGGGCAAGATTAAAGTGATGCCCCAAGAGCTTAAGAAGTTCTCAAAGTTGTTCCGACGCCTTAAGAAGCGGTACCAGTCTCCCATCAACGGGATGGTAGTAGAAGATACGTGGGCGTTCACCAAAGACTGGGACGAGACTACGTGGAATGACTGGGCTAACTGTTGGGTACGCATTAAGTTGGACTGCGCGGAGCACGAAGGTGATACCACTCTCATCATACGCGACTGGAAGACCGGTAAATTTCGCCCCGAGAAGAACGATGAGTACATCGAACAGTTGGAACTCTATGCTCTTGCGGCTCTGCTGCTGTTCGAGCATATTGAGGTGGTAAGACCTTGCCTTGAGTACTTAGACCAAGGTTTTACGTACCCAGAGGAAGACAGTAAAGATGAGGAGTTTCTGACGTTCACGCGAGCAGATATTCCCAAGCTCCAAGAGCGCTGGGAGGGTAGAGTGAAGCCTATGTTGAACGATAAGGCCTTTGCGCCACGACCTAATAATCTATGCAACTGGTGCTTCTTTCGTAAAGCGAACGCTGTCAATGGCGGTGGTCAATGTAAATTTTGAGGTGGTTATGGATACTAATGCAATGCTGACTTGCTTACTAATGATAATCGTATTGCGACTAATCGTAAAAGGACGGCTTTAGACACATAACCCTGCATTTTGTGGCTTGCGAGAACGAAGGAGAATAAGTATGACATGGTTAAAAGATAGCAACACGCACTGTAATAAGCCGAGCCACGATAAAAGCAAGCCCGGTCAAGAGCGTGTTGTCATGTTTGTTTATGACAAAAACGGAATTCCAATTTACCCTGGCGATACCTTAAAGTGTTTCATTTTATTGGTGCAAGAAGAAGAAGAAGAAGAAAGCATTACGTGTATAAGTTTGTTGAAAGAGTAGAAGGTAAATTTTTAGTTGTAAGCCATCTTTCAACTAACCGCGATGATTGCTACAGGATTTTCGTTGATAACAGTCAAAGCGATGATATTGAAATTGTTCAGGGCTATGGCGGCGTCCCGGTCGGCTTAAACTTCACAGACAGATTAAGAAGGCAATGAATGAACAAAAACGGAACTGGAATAGGCATTTTAAGATCTGACTTAGAGCGCAACCCGGAGCTCGACCGGATGCGTGAGGGGTAACATACTAATTTTGAGGAACCGCTATGAAAAACGTTATGATTGATTTGGAAACACTCGGGACTTCTGCCGGGTGCGTAATACTATCTATTGGGGCTGTGATGTTTGACCACGACTCTGATGATCTAGGGGACGAGTTCTACTGTGTAGTGAATACCGGTTCATGCCTAGCAGCTGGACTGCGCGCTACTCAGGACACACTAGACTGGTGGAACAAGCAGTCAGTTGAGGCTAAGGAAGTACTGCTTCACGCAGAAGAAGGTGGATTCCCGCTCACTGAGGCTATGCAGAAGCTGACAGACTTTCTTGCAGTATCTGGCCTTAAGCAAGTTAGAGTCTGGGGCAACGGTGCTGACTTTGATAACGCCATCTTGGTGTCGTGCTACGAGGCTGCTAATCAGAGCACTCCTTGGACCCCGTGGAACAACCGCTGCTACCGTACGCTTAAGAACCTATACCCGACTATCAAGCTTACGCGAGAAGGTACTTATCACAACGCGCTTGACGACGCAAAGACGCAAGCCAAGCATGCGATTCAACTACTGAGAGAACACCATGGCCGTAGTCAAAAAACAAACGAACCCCGTAGAAAGCGAGGTAGAGCAGGAAGCTTGTAGATTAGTTTGGCAGTACTTAGGAATTGAAGGATCTAAACTAAGGATAATAGGCGATACTGGGTACCCAGATAGAATATTCTGGATCCCCGGTGGGTGTCCTCTGCTTATTGAGTTCAAACGGCCTGGAGAAGAACCCAGGGTAAAGCAAATACAGACCCATGGGCAACTTCGTGGGTTAGGATACAAGGTGGAAGTTCATGAGAATGCGATTGACGCGTTTGAAGCCGTTATCAACGCCGTGGAAACCCCACGACTACCAAAAGAAAGCCGTAAAATTCTTGCTAGAGCACGCCGCCGCTGCGCTATTCTTAGATCCAGGTCTCGGTAAGACATCTATTACGTTGGCTGCTATTAAGGTCCTTAAGGAGAAGAAGATCCTCAGCAAGGTGCTGCTAGTTGCACCGTTAAGAGTCTGCCATTCTGTATGGCCTAAAGAGATCACGAAGTGGCAGGACTTTGAAAGACTCAAGGTTGTTGTTCTTCATGGTCCACGCAAAGAAGAGCTATTAGACGAGGAAGCTGACATCTATGTCATCAACCCTGAAGGTATCGATTGGCTGTTGCAAGTTCAGAAGTCTAAGACTCCCAGTGGGAAGACTCGAGTCAATGTAGACATGAGAAGATGGAAGTCACTAGGGTTTGATACTTTAGTCATCGATGAGCTTTCTAAGTTTAAACATACGAACACCAACAGGTTTAAGTCGATAAAGCTGATACTACACACGTTCTCCAGACGTTGGGGATTGACAGGTTCTCCTGCATCAAATGGACTCATGGATCTGTTCGGGCAGTGCTATATCTTAGACCAAGGGCGAACTCTCGGGCAGTACGTCACCCAGTACAGAATGACCTATTTTGATCAAGGTTACGACGGTTTTAGTTGGACACTTAAGGATGGGGCAGATGAGGCTATTTATGAGAGGCTTAGACCTCTTGTCCTGAGGATGGGAGACGAATTGCTTGACATGCCTCAACTTGTTGAGAACAATATTAAGGTCACATTACCAGACAAGGCGGCTAAGATTTACACCGAGGTAGAAGATGACCTTGTTTCTAAGATTGAGGAAGGTCTCATCACTGCCAAGACTGCAGGAGCTGCAAGCATGAAGTGCCGCCAAGTAGCGAATGGTGGGATATACTTAGACGCGGAAGTTGAGGCGCTTATAAAACTTCCTACTGGGAAGCGTAAATGGGTTGACCTTCATGAAGCGAAGCTTGATGCTTTAAGTGAACTTGTAGAGGAGTTGCAAGGTTCGCCCTTACTCGTAGCCTATGACTTCCAACACGATCTTGAGAGAATCAAGAAGAGGTTTGGTAAAGATGTCCCGTATATCGGTGGCGGGGTATCAACCGCCCGCGCTACTGAACTCGAGAAAGCGTGGAACCGTGGTGAGTTACCGATACTATTCGGGCATCCTCAATCTATGGGGCACGGTCTGAACCTACAAGAATGCGGTCATCATATAGCGTGGCACTCACTTACTTGGGACTTCGAGCTTTATGACCAGTTTAATCGTAGAGTACGCCGTCAAGGTAATAAGTCGAAGAGAGTCTTTGTTCACCATATCATTGCCGAAGGTACCATAGACGAGGTTATTTTAATGGCATTGAAGATGAAGCGTCGTGGCCAGAACGCTCTATTCTCAGCCTTGAAGAAAATGAGGTAAGTTGTAATTAGGTGTTTACAACACAGTAGAGATAGATTAGAATGGCCTTGAGATCAACAAAACCTTGCTGAGGAATTACGAATATGAAAACTTTCACGCCTAGTGAACTTGAGGCTCTTACCGGGCCTCAGTTAGTCTCTGCCTATAATGAATATGCAGAATTCCTGGGAGAGCCGGTAGTAAAGAAATTCTCGACAAAACCTATAGGCCAGAAGAGAACTTGGGACCTTATGGCGAAGGCTGTTCGTAAGTGTGACAGCATACAGGAAGAGATCCGAGCTAAAAAGTCTGTTCAGGTACAAGTTAAGGCCAAGCCAAAGAAAGCCGCCAAGAAGAAGCCAGTTAAGGCAGATAAAGAACCTACTATCTCCGATCTTTGTAGAAACATGATCCTCGATGGGGCAACTAACGATGAGATCTTTAAAGCCCTTCAAGCGAAGTACGGCGAAGAACGTTTCAACGAAGATAAGAAGCACTACCCTGCATGGTACCGGTGCGAGCTGCGTCGCAAGCGTGAGCTCCCTCCAGCCTTTGACCCGCAAACTGCAGCGGATAACATTGTTCGTAGATTTGAGGATTAGCATGGATAACTCAACAAAATTACAGGCATTGTATTGCGCAGCAGTATTCGTACTACTCATATTCGCCGCTGTAGGGGACCTCGCCTTTAAGGACGAGATCGTTGAAGAAGAGCACTATTGTAAGATGGTCGCACTTTGGAATAGCGATAAACACTTGCCACCTGAAGAGCGGTCCGGCTGGCCTCCATACAAAGGGGAATGCCATGGCAGTGAGTAATAAAGATACTATTGAGATTAAAGAGCTCACTGTTATGGACGGCCGTAAGCCATTGAAGCGGTTTGACTTGATGATTGACAGGTGCCGTCGAGCTTCAGTTGAGGAGCACCGCAATGGCAGAATTACCATGCGCTTCGACCCTACCGGATCTTTCGACTACCAAGAGGCCAAAGTCTGGCTACAAGGACTACTGGAACTATCCGTGCATGCTGAAATATTAATCAAGGAGAAAGGGAAATGAGAAGGAAAATGAGAAACAAGCTTGATCATAGAAGAAATAACCGACCACAGGTAGAAGCTTTCTGGGATTCACAGCGGCGTATCTGTCTGATGGTTGACAAACTAGATGGCGGCATAGTAAAATTTATATCCATGGACATAGCAGATGGGTTCCAAGTAAGCGAAACATTTGAGCAGTCGTTTTACCAACGGTACTCGGAAATTAGTGGATTCCCAGTCGATAAAGTTGCCCAGCTATATGTTAACTACGCAACTGCTGTTGGTGCCTCTGAAGATGTGGTGATGTATTTAGAAAGGATAGTTAGTATTACTAATGAGGACAAAGAAAAGATGCTAAGTAGATTGATAAGTCTGCCAAAAAAGGTTGCTAAAGAAGTTGAGAAGGCTGTTGTGAGATCTAGGCGTAAGGCCAAGAAGCCGGTTGCGGCTCCGCCTGTAGACGGGGCAGAGTATAAGTCGGCATCCCAAATGTTCCAAGATCTTATCATGTCAGGCAAGCTTACAGACAACGAGATCTTCGAGCAGGTAAAAGAAGCTTTCGGGCTTGACGAGAAAAAGCGCGGGTACGTAAACTGGTACCGTAACAACCTTAAGAAGAAAGGCGAAAACCCACCAGAGGCTAGATAGGAGAACCTTATGCCGATAACACGAAAGTCTAAACGAGGTAGTAATGAATTCGATACTACACAACTTAAAATTAACGGCCATGGGAAGACTTTGCACAGAGATTACTCTGCGCATTTCTTCCGTTGGTCATTCGCTCGTCGCTTCATAACCCCTAAAGACTCAGTCTTAGAAGTAGGGTGCGGCGAAGAGAAGCCGTTAAGCAAGATCCTGACTGGCGGAGCTGCAGCGCATGTTGACCGCTACGTGGGTGTTGATCTTAACAAGCTTAAAGAGTCAAAGAGCCAGCGCCTTGACTTTTACGGTGAGTTCGACTTTACTACTCGCCATAAAGAACTGGTTGACAAGCACGGGTTGTTTGACGTAGTAGTGCACTTTGAAGTTATCGAGCACATGCCAGTTGAAGCAGGGCGGAAGCTTCTTAGAGCTTCGCTCGCTTGTTTAAAGCCGGGTGGCGTAATGCTGATGTCTACGCCAGTCTACGACGGTAAGCGCCATGCGGCAAACCATATCCACGAGTACTACGTAGATGAGCTCCAAGATGAGACTGAGGCCGCCGGGTTCGCTGTTGAGCGACGCTTTGGCACGTTCATGGATATCAAGCATATAGGTAAAGCAGACCATGTAACCCCAGGTCTCGGTATTAGTAAAGGGGAGGTAGATCAGTTGAGACGAGCTCTCAGTGAGTATTTCGACAATGACGCCGTCAGTAATATTTTTGGGCCACTGTACCCAGATCATTCACGCAATAATCTCTGGATCTGCCGTAAGCCACTTGAAAACAAGCGTCAGTCACGACGCGCTAAACGAGGTGTAAAATGATAGGAGATGTACTGGATTTTCATAAGAAGTTTGGTCTGCCAGATGGGGAAACAGATCAATTGACAGGTGATAGTCATGCCCAGGCTTTCCGGCTTGGGTTCCTGCAAGAGGAGTTGGACGAGCTTCACGAAGCTTTAGAGGACGGCGATAGAGTCAAGGCTTTTGATGCTTTACTCGACCTTGTCTACGTCGCCCATGGAACTGCTTTGTTCATGGGGATCAATCCTAAACAATGGGCCGTAGGCGAAGGTGCTGTGCAAGACGCGAATATGGCGAAAGAGCGTGCTACTTCAGAAGGACAGTCGAAGCGCGGCACTACTCTAGACGTCGTCAAGCCTGCTGGCTGGACAGGTCCTGAGGATAAGCTTAAGGAGATACTCTCATGGGAAAAGTAAAGCAGGGCTCGCTCTTCCAGTCAATAGCAGAGGCTTCAACTGAGGAATTGCTCCAAGAACTAGAGCTGCGTGGTGGGCATCCTGGTGCTCTGGCCTCTGCAGCTTTGCTGTGCCTCAGAAAGAGCCAAGACTACAACCACGGGAAAGATCAGAACCCCCATAAAGTAGACCGTTCTGTCTATTTCCCGTTTGGTCCAGTGAGCTACGCGCAAATGTTACATACTAAAGCGCAGCGGTTCAACTCTATTGTCCAAAAGCAGCTGGACGGTAAAGACAGCAACTTCGAAGGTCTGGCTGACACTGCCCTTGATATTATCAACTATGCTGGGTTCTATATTGCATCCACGGAGAAAAGTCATGGATAATTTCACTTCTATTTGGATTAGCAGCTTGGCTGATATTATGTCGTATGGCTCAACAGTATCTCCTCGTGGTCAAGAGACGAAGGAGGTACTCCAGAGAACAATGGTAGTCGATATGCGCCGCCCTGTTCTAGACTTGAGTGAGCGTAAACTAAGCTATACGTTCATGACGGCAGAAGCATACTGGATTCTTAACGGAGATGATTCGGTTGAAGGTATCGCGCCGTTTAATAAGCATATTTCCCAGTTCAGTGATGATGGTAAGACTTTCTTTGGGGCCTACGGCCCTAAGATTGTCGGCCAGCTCCAGTACGTGGTAGACAAACTTGTTCAGGACCAGGATTCGCGACAAGCCGGATTAACGATCTGGCGAGAGAACCCTCCTGAGACTAAAGACGTGCCGTGTACCATTGCGGTGTTCTTCAATATCAGACAGGGTAAACTGAATTGTAACGTCTTCATGAGATCTTCTGATGTATGGCTAGGGGTTCCCTACGACGTTTTCAACTTCAGCATGCTCAGTCACTTAGTTTGTTGCTTGTTGACAGCTGAGGGTGTCTCTATTGAGCCTGGTAACTTGTATCTAACTGCTGCCTCGTCTCACCTATACGCAAGAAACTTTGAAGCCGCAAACGCATGTCTTGAATCCTCATTGCCTGGTCTACAACCTAAAACTCCGGAGAAGATGTTCCGAAGCACTTTTGCTCTTATGAAGAGGCTATCTGATCTCAGATACTCAAGACCTGGTGATTGGTGGTTACGCTGGTGGGAAACCAGAGTCGGAGAAGCTAATGAGAATCAGTAGACACCAGTGGGCTATGCAGATGGCAGAGTTGACAGCCAAAAGGTCCACCTGCTGCCGTCGAAGCGTTGGGTGTGTTATGCTGAACCGCCGCGGCCATGTAATCGCTACTGGTTATAACGGCGTAGCTGCAGGACTACCACATTGCAATGAGCCTTCAGGGGAGTCTTTTGAGCACGGATGCACAGGAGAGTATGCCGTGCCGGTCTACCCAAATTCTTGTGAAGGTGCTACGTCTCCTAGTGGTACTAACTTAGACGCTTGTCAGGCGATACACGCAGAGCAGAACGCGTTGCTGCAGTGTAGGGATGTATATCAGATACATATTGCCTACGTGACAGTAAGCCCGTGTATTACTTGTACGAAGCTGCTTCTTAACACTAGTTGTGAGGTGATAGCGTTCAAGTCTAAGTATCCACACAAGGATGCTCAGAAATTGTGGGAATCATCTGGAAGAAAGTGGGTTGAAGTAGGGCTTGACTAGGATGATTCTAAGCAATACCTGGGTTTATATGTACGTAGTATAGCGCCAGGTATTGCTTTATTGATCTACCTATGTAGGATTATGAGTCTTATTACGTAATTCAGTAATCTTGACAGAATTACCTTTAAGGTGCTCAGCTAACTCGGTATCCGTCATGTCAGGATTATTAACTGTGGCCTTGTATTGCTCAGCAGTGATGCCAAGTTGAACAAGGGCTCTAGTCAGATAAACTACCGTTTGTAAGTCCATTATAACGCCTCCTCAATAGTTGCCATAACAGCATCGATACATTGGAACTTCGTCTGTGACGTGTCGCAGATCTCTATCTCGTTAAACGTTTCAGACGAACCGCGAAGCAATTCGTTCACATAGATTAGCCACGTCAGATACTTATCACCTTGCGGCTCAGAGATTTTACCTAAGCTTTGGGCTCTTTCTACTTGAAGCGCCAAAGTTACAATTTGGTCTGATGTGAACGCTACGGCATTGTTCAGCTTGTCCTCAAAGAGACTGCATCCAGATAGTGCTAAGACTAAGATTAGAACCAGTATTTTCATCATTGTTGTACCTCTACTGTTGTTTGAACGGTCGTTGTTGTGATTACCTTAAACCAACTTGGAGGAGTCGGCAAAGATGGGACTTTAGTAGAAATGATTTCTGAGAAAGCTCCTGTGAAGCCGTCTGAGTCAGTTGTTGCGATAGCGAAATACCATACGCCACTAGGAAGGTCTGTGATGGTCGTGCCAAGACCTTCGACATCTAGAGTATTGGACGTCAGAGACTCGTCAGTTCCGTACCTGATTTTGTACCCTTTAACCTCCTCAGGTGTTAACGCGGCCCCGTCTTCCCGCTCGGTCGCGGGTTCCCATGAAAGCTCTACTGCTATAGTTGGAGGACTCAGATCTGCTGCAAAGGCCAGAGATCCTACCATAAGTAAGGTCGTTATAACTAATATTTTCATTGTTTGCTCTCTTTAAAGTATGAGAAGATTGCGGCTATTACTAAAGCGATAGCAGCTTCGCCTCCTATTGGCAAGGACGATACTAGTTCAGGTTGGTAGAACCCCAGGATCCATAGGATAATGAGCGCTAGAGCTCCGCCTAAACCCATGTCTTTAACTGTTGTTTTATTGCTCATCTTCTACTACCTCACTTTGGGAAAAGGTCGTTATACCATGCTATAAGAAAACCCACACCGGAGAACCCTGTTAGCCATAGCGCAAACTTTTGTATAAATGACATGGCGTTCCATGCCTTAACTAATCCATCTGTAGCGTGAGCTTGGAGCTCTAACGCTCTTGTTAAATTAGTTATGTTATTTGATGTTGCCTCAAGCTGCATCATAACTTGCATATAACGCCTCTCTTCTTCTAACACGTGCGCCCTATACTCATCTAAGTGGATTTCAAACCGGGTTCTTAACTTAATGATTTCTTCGGCATTATCCAACGGATCGGTACTCCTAATATCCATAGCTCACCACTTATCAAAATGCGGGTTAAACTGCCGCACAGTTAGAATAAACGGGTCATCTCCAAATTCATCTAGCATTTGCGCCAGTGCATCTTCCGGGTTTATAAGATTGTATCTTGTGTCATGCTCCATGCCAATTAATACGCACCCATCGCTATGCGTCGGAAATATGCCGCCGTGGAATTCAATGTGCGTTCGGCCTGCCACGTTCTCAATGCGGTAATATTGAAAGCGTCCTGAGCGATCACGAAAACACATATAAGTGCCTTCTGGAATGCAGCTTTCGTTTGGCTCATTATCAAGCCACGGCCTTTCCAGCGTTCGCCACTTTCCAAGCATGCCTATTGTTCGGTCGGGTAGGTAGGAGCGTATTAATTCAGCGTGTTTCATTCGGCCACCACTCGCGGAACTCGGACTGTTTGAAGTTTTGTAGGTGCATTATATTAAATCGCTATAAGAGCAAACCCAGCTTGAGCCATCGAAAACCCCCTCTACACGCAAACCCTGCATGTCGTTTGACGCCGGGTTAAATGTGCGACCAAAAACAACTACGTTATTTCCACTGGTGGGTATCGAACCAACAATGTGCAACTTAAATCTCTGGCCTTTAAATCTACCAGAGCCGGTCGAAAACACCCATGATTGAACAAATGTAAGCGCGGTCGCTGTGCCCTCATAAAACACCTCGTCGAATAAATCCGGGTTAAATGTTTCCAGGTTCGATGATGGTACTGTTTTCCAGTTAGTATTTGCCGCATTTACACCGGTTCCCGCATAAAAAGGAGCCACCCCCAGGTATCTTTGGGATGAATCAAAAGACAGCGTGGCATTTGCTGATATATCAAGCACATCAAATCCAATACTGTTGTTATCAAACCATGCCATGCTTGTTGTGTTGTCATCGACTGTGCAGCCAGCTAAAAGCTTAAGCTGTATTTTATCGTTTGGCGATAGCTGTGCATGCCCAATATTCACTAAGGTATTATAAATAGCCAGAACTAAAATATTACCACCAACAGGATTTAAAAGATCTGCTTCGGTAGAGCTAAAAAGCGAGCTTTCTTTAACGTGAAACGTGTACGTATTTGCTGATCCTGAATCTTCTGCTTTGCACAGCTTGCCGCTAATGAATTTAGTCTGCATTAGTTCGCATATCTGCGGAGTTGTCCCATCCCTATCCCAATCAAACATTAAATTACCCGCGCCCGGATTTAACTGGCAGTCTCTGTAGTTCATGCCACCAACGCCGGAAACAGTCACTAAAGTTGTGCCGACAGTGGGAGTTTTAAAGTGAATGTTATTAAATGTCGAATTGCCGCCAGTCCCTGTAAGTGTGTGGGATCCTGTTATTTCTAAATACTCTCGTCCCAGGCCAAAAAAGTTAGCATTAACTGTAATCTCAGCGCCCGACCAACTCATATTTTTACATACAAGCACATTGTCAGACGCTCGTAAAGACCGCATGGATTGTGCGACTGAGTCAAACCAATGAATACTATAAAATTTCTTGGTTATTACAACTGACCCGGAACCTGTAAATATTTCCTGTAATAGTCCTGCATGTATATCTCCGCTAATTGTTAGAGTGATTCCGCTATCTACGGTTATTTTTGACCCTGGGTAGAAAAACATATCTGATGTTATTGTTAAATTAGCGGATATTTTATAAAGCCCTTTCCCAACGATTACAGACCCAGCAGCATCCGCATCTGAAAAAGCAGAATTAGCACCTGTAACGCCGGTGCTATCAGCGCCGTAGTGCGCTACGGTCTTTGAGACCGTAGCCACATCAGACGCATCAACCCCCGCAATACTAACCGTGCTATCTGTGGCGGCTAGTTCATCAGCTCGAACAGTTGAGGAATCAGACAACGTAGTCGTAATGAGAGAGCCGTTCTTATTGCGGACAGTAACTGAGTAACTGGTTGCGCCAACATACAGCGCCGCTGGGCTTCCTGATCGGCTAGGATAACCGCCAATAGTTCGTATTGGCTGAGCTGCTGGGGTCGTTAAAGCTGCGTCCCAGTACACTGATATAGGATTAGTCTCTGGGTTTAAACCAGAGGTGCCGATATAGATATTACCAGCGCTTAGAGGATCACCATCAATATCGTGGAAGATCGGAAAGAACGGAACGACTTTAGATGACATGTTAGATTTCCTCGCCTAGGGCTTTTTTGACTTTAACTTTAAGTTTACGATCTTTGATTGAGTCGACGAATATTTTAATGGTGGACAATACTGGAGCCGGGACTCCTGCCGTTCCGCTTATTGCGATATCAGCCATTCCAGCTAAGACGCTTGCGGTATTACTGGTATTAACAGCGCCAGGTGGGGAAGTCATGATGTCTTTAGCGACTTCGTTAATAGTTCTTAACGACTCTGCGCCCTTCTTTCCAAATATAAAATTAAGCTTTCCAGTCTTATCAAGCTGAGATATAACTCTGTCGAGCTGTGCTGGTGAGACAACACGGTTGCCAGCTTGGTCAGTTTGAGCAGACTTTAAAGCTTCGTCTCGTATATGGCGCAACGTGCCACCTTGTAACTCCTTCCAAGCCTGCTTACCGGTCTCCCCTTCAGTCTGCAAGAGTCTTCTAAGCTGGCGGACAGTATCTAGAGATGTAGACGGCTGGAGAATAGATTTTCGTAATACGTCCTCCATGGCGATAGCTCTGTCATCAGTTCCGCGCTTAGTATTAAGAATCTGCTTAACTAAACTCACGTTCTCATAATCCTGGGCATACTTAGCTCTTGCAGCTCTAGCTTTTCGGTACGCCTCTCCTCCAGCTCCAGTGGTCTCTTCATCGATCAATGATTTCATTATAGATGCTTGCCGGATATTAGTAGGCTCTGCATTAGTCGCATTGTTAATTGACCGGCGTAATAATTCAGCGTCTTTAAGAGAGATAGGATTAGGTAGCATTTCTCCATTGGGTCCTTCTTCAACAGCACCCAGCTGTAAAGCTTTTGCCTTAACTGCTTTGAGTACATTAGCAACTTCAGCCTCAGGGCCAGATTCCTCTAAGTGCTTAGCTAAAGTATTTAGGGTAACTGGCGCTTCCATCTCCCCAGCTTTCTCAGCTTCTTTGTACAATGTACGAATCTTAGTTTTATCACGTGCTGCTCGGCTGCGTAACGCCTTATCCACGGTTTCGCCTACGCCTCTAAGATCTGTCAACTCCGCGCCTGTCTTGTCGATAAACGCGTCAAGATTCTGCTGCAATTTTAAATTCTGTTCTGCAAACCGCTCCCTTAACTTCTGCCCTTGTTCTGGAAGCTTAGCAGTTTCGCGCTCAAATCTTTGTTGTTCGAATGTCCTTGACTTCTGCCCTTCCGTTAATTTAATCGGAACAGGCAGCTCACTGGCTAGCCCTTGTCGCACAGCACCTTGGTCTACTGCAGCAGCTCCAGCTGACTGGCCCGTTCCAAGAGTTTTAAACCTTTCTGGTAAGCGTTCGGTAACTTGCTTTGAGATTTCTTGGGCAAGATTCCGAGCTTGGTCACTTACTGGCTTGATTACCCGCTCTTGCGCTATAGCTCTTGCTGGGACACGTGATGCCATACTTGCAACTGCTTGGGCTTCAGCGAGAGGTGGTATAGCGGCAAGAGGGGCAAGGGCTTCGCCAGTCTCCTGAACGTATTCTTGACCTGCTTCTGTTCTAGGGGCGTAGGTTAACGCATTGGCACGTTCCATTGCCAGCTGCTCGATTCTGTTGGCCGCGTCGTAGCTACCGAATTCTCCAGATATAATCTCCTTAACAATACCTTCAACAGTGCCGACAATCATGCCAGCAGTTCCGCTTACCAACCCGGTGCCTAGGGTAGCACCAGTTTCCAAAGCACCTACTGCTTGCTCACCAAGCGTGCGCTCAGATTCTGGGGCGACAGTGCCGGCAACATCTGATTGGGCACCTGTAGCGTCGTCAAAAATATCGATAGCAGGGCTTTCCTGCCGTCTCGCACGCTCCTGATTAACGACTTTCGCCAAGCGTCTAGCGGCTTCCATATCACCAGCTTTATCGGCGTTAACTAAAGCTCGTTCGAGTTGCTGTAAAGTAGCCATTACTCACCGCCATACTTTAATAGGAGCGCTTCAATGTCGTCAGGAGATGCACCAACGTTTGGGGTGTCAGGTATAGACTGCGGGACACCGTAGCGACGCGAGATGTTCTCCCGAGCTTTTAATAGCAGTCGTTGGGCCTCTTTCACGTTCGATATAAGCTGTTGAGGACTTTGTTTTAGGTTGAAGTTCTGCAGCGCGGCCGTTACCTTCTTACCCTCAGCGTCTGATAATGCACCAAGGCCTTTCAAGTTCGGGATCTGAGACAAGAACGCCTGAGCGTCTAAGTTTTCTATGAGAGATTCGAAGTCTGATACGTCCTGGTCAATAGTAGGAAGCCTGGACTCAATAGGGCCAGTCGCGTCATCTATAACTCCAGCAGGAGTGCTGATGATGCGGTCCGCCGTGTTCAACATGTTGTCGATATTAGAGCTCGCGGACCTGACATCGGCAACTTTTCCACGTAGTTCCTCTGCCCGCTTGCGCTCCGCTTCCTCAAGCTTCTGCGAGAGTTCCTGCTTCTTGAGCTCGTTCTTTTCGCGCTCTAATTGAGCCTTGATAGCCGCAATACGGCTGTTCTCCTTAGCTATTTTGACATCTTCCTGAATCTTAAAGATATCCCAGCCCTGCTTCTGAAGATCCAACGCTTCTTTCGATTCAGCGAAGTTAGCTTTTACCGCAGCTTGCCTGGCTTTTGCCTGAGCTTCCGTCAATTCTTCTGGTGCTAATGCAGCTTGGCGTCTTTCTGACTGAAGCTTAGTAAACGTCTCAGTAAAATCTTCAGCGCCCATAGCGGAAGCTAAAAATAGTCCTGTAGAAGTCGCAGCAGTTTCTGGACTTAACTCAACCATCTTGGAAAGATCTTCAAGGGTCTTAGCTTCTTTATCCATACCAGAGTTGCGGTATGCCAGAGCTTGCTCCTCTAAGATGTTCTGCGCAATATCTGGTTGTCCAGATTCAAGAGCTGCGTAAACCTGAGATGCTTGGTTGACCCTGGCTTTCTGCTGCTCTGAATCAAGAACGTCGTAAGTACGTTTGAATTGCTCGCTCATTTGAGGATACCGGGTCATTAACTGGGCGAGAGCTGCAGGACTAGGGTTCTCGCTTAATTGAGCCAAGTCTTGCTGGAGCTTTTGCTGAGATGCCAGTTGTGATTCCCGGTCAGTCCGTTGAGACTTAATCTGGTCTAGGCCGCTTGTAAGTTTAACAGCTCCAAATAGCCTCTCAGTGGGATCCGGTAGATTCAAGCTGTAGTCAAATGGTTGAGGCATTAGAATGCTCCTAACAGTTTAAGTGTTGCGACATCTGCAATCGAGTTGGTGACGCCGCTAATTGCTTGACCTCTAGCTAACTGCTCCCCTGCTCTGGCTTGGCCTTGCTGTCCAAGTAGTCCAGTAATCTGGTTACCAGTATTCTGAGCTGCAGCTGCAGCACCTGCGGCGGAGGCTTGACCGGTTTGTGTCAGTTGGCCTAATTTGCCGAATTGAGACTCGATAAGCTGGCTGAGGATCTGAGGCCTGAATTGAGCCAACGCTCCTTGTAGATTACCTCCTCTTACTCCGCCTGTTGCTGAAGCGTTTTGTAATAAAGCTTCTTCACCCTGCTGTATGAGCGTTTGGAATTGAGGCGATTGCTCCAACCCAGATATTGCTTGCTGCTGAGCTTCTTGACCACCAAGGCCTATTAAGTTTTCTTGACCCTGCAAAGCAGTTTCACCAGACTCTACGTACGGGCGTAGTAACTCTTGGATGGCATCGAATTGGCGCCTCTGTTCCTCTATACCCTCTCTACTAGACTGGACTTGAGCATCTGCAGCTTTACCGGCAGACCGGCTCGCTACATAACCACCTACAACCGCACTGCCTACAACCGCCGTTGCTATTCCTGACATTTTAGTTCCCCTAGTTCTTTATTTATCTTCAACGCCTGTCTGTAGTCGACGGTAATTTCTGTACCAGGTAATCCTGCTATGCATCCAGGGATATCATCTACGGCGCATAAGTAAATATTGCCATCGTCTACTACGAATTTTGCGTTAGGTGTTTTTGAATGGTTTGTATAGCAGCCTAGAATAGTCCTCAATCCATTTACGCGTGCAGGACCTATGACCTCATCTTTTTCTATAGGATAGTTGGCAAAAACCCCGCGGCCTTGTATTGTTGACGATCTTACCGAGACTTTGGGGAATAATGTTGAGGGCAGATCTATACGGTCAGACGTTTCTTCTGACTGCGCTCTCACGTTGTCGTCTGTCAAGTCGAGGTCTAAAAGTAACTGGGCGAAGTCCTCGCGGTCAACTTGCGATTGAGATTCAAGCAGAACTAAGTTAGTTGCTTCATAGTCTTGGAAGCCTTGGCTTTTATCGAGGTACGTGGCCTCTAAGATGTCGATGTCGGTTTCAGTAGTTGCGTATACATTCTGCCACACGGTATCTTCAAGGACGTAACCAAATTTACGTCCAGGGGAACCGACAAAAATAGCAGGAGCTGAAAGGACCTCAGTTTTGCCACCTTTGATCATCACCACAGATCCTTTGAGCATAATATTTAAGTGTTCGTACTTTTGACTGTGCCCTAAGGCCAACACTCCAGCTGGAAGGTGAACTTCGCGTATGTAAATTCCTGGGCCAAAATGGTGAACGACTGGGCATTCCGCCTGTGGGAGCGGAAGCATGTGGGCTTCTAAAGTATCTGTAAATTCAGATGGCAGTTGAGTCATACCAAACCTTCTTGTAAGATTCACTAGACTGCTGGGGGGTCTTGGATACTCAGCTTATAGAGCAATTATAGCTTAAAATAACACATTTTTCTAAGATATTAAACGGCCCGTCGCCGATATTACTATACTGTTGATGGCTGAGGCTACAATGGAGATAAAATCTCCTGATTCTAAAACATGCCCGATCACTTCTGGGCATGAGTATGTCTCACCAGGAGCCAAGGATTTAGTCTTAACAAAGGTATTGGAGTCGCCAGCGGGGTCCCCAGACGTGACCAGGTTAATACTAAATGTTGCGGTTGACGCACTGATGTTAGTTACTACGCACTTATCTATGATGGTCTTCACATCAGATGACGTGTACTCGTTAGTTTGTGATGCTGGTATGAACCGAGCTGGTATGATGTTTTGAACTGTTACGGTCATGTGGCACCTTAATGTTGTGTTTGGTTAATCGTCACTGTGCACGCAGGGCACGCAGGGGCAAAGGCTGTAGCTGCTTGATAGTCTAATCTTACCGTGGTATCGTCTGATGCCCACATAAGTTCAACGTAGTCTCCAGCGCTGAAGGAATGCGTCAGACTTCTGGTTGGCAATATGGTAACTAATCCACTACGTACAGAATCACGCATAGCAGAATTAGGCACGTCCACACCGTTCACTCGGAACCAATACCAGACTTCTTTCACACTCGTGCTTGTAGAAGTTACCTGATACTGAGACGTGATTGTATACAAACCAGAGTTATTTATCACGATTCTCGACGCTGGCGTGCCTAGCGAAACTCCGTTTGCTGTGTCTGAAGTATCAAAAACTATAGTTTGCGCAGTATTGGCGACCGCGATCGTAGAGTCAGATAGTCTCGAGAACGACCCGTAGAACATCTGCTGTTCTATGACAGGCTTCACGAATATAATGCCATCGGTAGCGTCTGACACCACAACAACGGCTAACGGGATCGACAAGTCTGGAGCAGAAGGCTTCACATTCGTTAATGAGCCTGCTGTAGTAGGGCTAGCGTACAGGACATCACCAACTGAGAACGAGGATGTATCGATGCCCTTGACTCTGCCGTACGTCGTCATCCTTCCTCTACCAGTGTCAAGAATATCTTCCGTAGCTACGCCTATCATGTAAATAGAAGGGGAGCTACCATCTGCGATGTACAGTTCTATCTCTAATCCAACGCCTGAGAGTCCGACAACAGAACCGTTTGGGATAGTAACACCTGTACTGTTAGTAGCTCTGGCATATACCTCCTCTCCTACTTGCTGGATAACTCCGCCAGTGTGGTGTATATTAAGGGTGTCGTCTTCATAATTCCAATTCATCAGCCTGGGAACAGAGGCGCGCCGGGGATGAGAGCCCATGAGTACCGTGTCTAACTCAAGATTTCTGTCTGCCGCGCTTGGCTTTAAGGCATTAAGATCAGTTAAGTGCTTTAATCTGTCTAAGATGAATTCAATAGAATTAACCTTGGCAGCAGTCGACTCAGAGCTTATTAATACCTCGATAATTTCTGACTCTAAACTATTTAGCTCAGGAGGTATCAGGTCGAATAATTTCTCAAAAGCTCTGACAGCTCTCTGGCTTGGTAGAAACTCTGACAGCTCTCGTCTGGTTAATGGCCTTGGATCATTAGTAGTCATACGTCATACTGCCAATGGTTCGATGCGGGCTTCTAATCTAGCGATAGACAGTCTTGAGTCGCTAGTTCCGATGAATCTTTGAATCCTCCAATGGCGCATGCTGCCTTGGTTAAGCCATACTAACCGCTTATTGCGTTGGCCTTGCTTACCTGCACTGATGTACTTCTGCATGCTCCAGGTCTCGCCGTCTAAGGAGTACTGAGTCAGTATTGTAGGATTCTTACCCAGGTCAACTCTACCGCTCAAACAAACTAGTTCTAATTCGTGGAAGATCATGCCTCGGCCTTCACCGTAGATGATAATTGTGCCGAACTCCCATTCGGTAATCTCACCCCAGTGTGTAGCTACGTCGTTAGATAGAACCCCGATCTTACTTGTTTGAGGATCGCCGACAACCCACTTGCTATAGCACCAGACGAAATTTCTAGCTCGGTACTGCTGAACGCCCAACCCGGATGACAACGTAAACCATACAGATTCACCGAGTAGTTGAGACGCGGAAGCATCATACACTAGGGTCTGGTCTGGTAAATGTGCGTAAAGAAATTGGTGGCTTTTGTCGACGCGAGATTCTACGATAACTGCCGATAGTACTTCGTCACTATGAGACTGTAAAATCTGGTCAATCTCTCTAGTAGAGATCTTAGTGCTAGCGCCATTCGTAACAAACCATATAGCAATAGGCTCATTTCGTCCGCCACCGACAAAGGCAATAGACTCGAGAAAGTTGGCGCATGCGTGGGTTCCAACAACACCACGTTGTATCTGGGCTCCGTCTACTCTTTGGAAAGGGAAGCCAGAGCCTCCGACATTGCCGAAGACTTCAATAGTGTACCGGTTTAAGGCGTAAGGCTCACTACGAACCTTCAGTACAGCCTTAATAGGATCTGGATCTACCTCAGAGGATCCGTACTTCAGAGGGCTTACTGCAAACGGGTCATTAAGCTCCGTAACGATAAGAAACTCGCCGTCAGTAGTCATGAAGTACCCGTCTACCCAGATATGGTCAATCACGTTACCTAGATCAACATCAGTTACCTGTTGGAGAGTTGTGCCATTATAGAGGTACAGATTACCTCCTGCCCCAATACTGAGGTAATCGAATGAGTAGTCGAACGACACTTGTGATGAACCAGCAATGGCTCCGATTATGGCAATACTTCCGTCGCTATTAACTCGTATGAGTTGACCCCCAGATGCTCTGTAGCAAACTCCATTCCAATTGATACCACCACGGTCTAGCCCTTCACCAGTACCGAGGTCAGTAATACCATCGGCGGGCCTTAAGTAGCCATTACTGATGCCTTGCTGTTTAGGGACTGGTATCAAGTTCCTAGGATAAGAGGTCCTGAAGTCAGAACTCTCATCAGTGTAGATACCGTTTAAGATAGGGATCTGCATGACTAACCTACTCGATACCAAGTTGACGTTAAGACATCGTACTTCAGGCGGAAGAAGTCATCGGCACCCAATGATGTTGGAGCTCCAGTCACAGCAACTGCGCCGTTACCGTCGACAGTCAGCGCCGTTACCTGTTGCGTACAATTGATAAGAACCTCTTGCTTGTCAACGACACTTGCAACTGCTGGTAGTACAATAGTGCCTGCAGCGTATCCAGCAGTCGGCGTCAATATCAGGTGGACATTCTCGTCGTTATCTGAGCCATCAGTTATAGTGACACTGAACCCAGTTGCAGACGGCGAAGCATACTGAGTAACATAATCAGTGAACCCAGGAGACGGGAAAACTAGGTTATCCTGCAAATACGTTAGAACAACATCTGCTGGAGCACCGCGGTAGTCCCCTGCAGATGTTTTGAATAGGACAAACAAATCTCCGCTTGCAACTGCGTCGGTTCTAGTTAAATTCTTAGCCATTGAAATTGACCTCGTTGTCAGGCGGAGTAACGATGCTATCGTCCTCTGGTTGTATAAATGGGCTATCATTGCGCCAAGGCTTATTACCTGCTCCTGCTGGTAGGGATGTGGGAAACTTCATCTCGTGCGTAACCGATGTACTTCTTAGCACTTCATTGTACGACATCTTAGCTGCAACTTTAGTCTCTATCGAAACTATCTTACCTATGATAGGAGCTATACGTACCGCTAAGTTAGTATAGATAGCTTCGTTAGCAAAATCCGGTACTTCTGTCTCGGTATCAAGATTGCTATCTTCAGGGGTCGAAGGTAGAGGATACCCTAGAGCTATACCTCTACCATTCCAAGTTGCCATCATAGAATCCAAACGCCGAAGTCCAGCTTGTAGTTGCTCCGGTTCGAGGTCATAGGAATATGAGGCGTACCCTATCTCTTCGAATGCCTGTGTGACAAATTGACGTTTGGTCCAACTCATGGCTAACTCTCCAATGCGGCTTCGATTTCAGAAGCTAGCTTTTTATCTGAAGTACGGGAAGTGAACTTTAGACCGAGTTCAGTTGCTTTAGCCTCGAGTTCTTCGCGCGTCGGGTTTTCAGGATCATCTAGAACGCTTTCTAGTGCTTCAGGAGTGGTAAGATACCAGCCATCAGCAAGAGCTTTGTCCAGATCGCTTGCGTCCTCGCCCTCTCGCAACTCACCCTCTACAATTTTATAGTCGAATAAGTTGCCGTGTATCTTATGAGGTCCTGGATGCCTATACACCATTGTCGCTTGCTTCATTTTGAATATCCTTTCTTCGTAGGCTTTTTACCGCCTTTAGATTTCCCGCCCTTATTCTGAGGTAAGGGATATGATTTTCCGCCTTTTGGCATGGGACACCTCCAATCTACAATAGGTTGAGCTATAGGTAAACTATAACTAAGCAACCGAAGCTGCTTAGTTATAAGCGTTAACTTAGACTTGACCAAACAGCAAGATACCAGACATCTCAGGTTGTTTATTAACAACACCGAACAAGGTATCAAGACGGTACTTAGTTTTCATCGTATTAATGTCATACTGCTTCTGCATAACCAGTTCAATGCCCTGGTCAGTAGTTGCGCGCATTACAGCCGCACCTGCGTCAGTTGGTACTGCGTAGCGACCCGGTAGTATCTCTAATGCGTCCTTCTGCCAGAATGGGTTGACATATGCGGCAGTCGTATTCAAGAACGTGATAGCAGCTCCGTTTGCTGGCGTGGCCGTAACGTTCTGATATTGAGCTTCCGCGTCTGTGCTACCACCGTTAGAGATGATAGGGGGGCTGATCTTAACAACACCAGAACCACCGGCACCGGATACGATTTCTGTTATACGGAAAGTTTTCAGCTGGCCAGTATCCTCCTTAGTGATATGGTGCACAGAATTAACACCAGCAATAGTTAAGGCGTCACCAACTTTGACGGTGCCAGAAGTAACTGCAATGGTTAAGCTCTGGTATCGGTTGTCAACGTTTGAACGCTCACCTGTACCAGCCGTGCTCGTTGCTGCAGGAGTGTAGTATTGGTTAGCACCGTTCACTGTAACAGTGACACCCAAAGCTGCGGTCAATCGGTTTGCGTAGTCCATCTTGAACATATCAAACGACGCGATACGGCCAACGAACGCGCGCTCATAAGCAGATTGGACAACACCCTGAACTGTGTTACGGCCAGCTAAATCACCAGCCATGCCGTTGTAGTCACGAGTACTTACAGCAGCGTAACGGTCAAATGGTTGTACACCTTGCTCGTTCATAATTGCTTCACACAACGCAATGTCGTCAAAGCCGGTAGCTGCAGTAGCGATCGGCACGACTAACGTACCTTGCTGTGATGCAACACTAGTGATCGCAACGTTAATGTCAGAAGCAAGTTTCTGCTTCGCCGCATCACCGAGGCGTCCTTCTTGCAGAGCGTCACGCAACTCTTTAGCATCAAGAATCCAAGGTACTGATTTGCTGTAGCCAAGAGTAGCGGGCACTGACAATTGGGTGTTATCACCGAAGTTAGAGGTTTGATCCATGCCGTCGTAAGACTGGGCAATGTAAGGCTGAGGACGCCAAATGGTATCATTTGCACGCTCCATGGATGTACCGTCAGTGTTGTAACGAGACACGTTCTTTGACAGTACTAAGGCATCGTTGAAACCTTCTAGTAAGTCTTCAAACGCGACGCGTTCTTCTTTAGAAAATGCATTTGCCATGATAATAATTCCTGTGATCTATTTTTTAGCCCTGAGCTGCTGTTTGTACTTGTGAACTTTACTATAGTTCCCAGTACGTTCAGCTTCAACTCTAAGCCGTTCAAGGGTTGAGTCCACCGTACCTGATTTAGGGGCGGTACCTGATACCGTCTTCTCAGGTGGAGGTGGTGCTTTACGATTTTTAACTTTCAAGTCTTTCTCCAGCTTTGCTACCGCAAAAGCAAATTTTACGGGGTCTTTAATAGAGGCAAGTTCTTTAGCGCGGTCCGGATTTTTTCCAATGGCGTAGAAAACTACTGCTGGATTTTCAGCACCTTGCACTACGATGCCTTGCTGCGTTTGGTTGAACATCTCTAGAATGACCGACTCAGCGTCGTCAAAGTCTTTAACTTTGAGGTTTGCTCTTGAGTCGTTATAAGCTTTTAGCTTTTCATTCCAAGCTTGTTCAGCTTCCCGCTGCTTATCTTGCTCAGCTTTTGCGCTCTCGTCTGCCTTCTTCTTCCGGTCGTACCAAGCTGTAAGTTCCTGTTCGAACTTATCAGTATCGTAGTCAAGGTCTTCAAGCTTAGGTTTAGGTCCTAGTTGCGCTGGTTTGGGCTCAGGGCTTTCTAGTTTCTTTAACCGTTCTTTCAGTTCACGATTTTCTCGTTGAGACTCGCGATGAGACTTACGCAACTCACGTACCCACTCAGGTGCTTGGACTTGTGTATCTTCCTTTGGAGTTTCATCGCCAATAGTGATAATAACTTCATCGTCACCATCTTCAGAAGCTTCAGAGGATTTCTTTTTACCGCTCTCTGATTCTTCGTCTTCGTCTTCCTCGTGGTCTTCTGCTTCAGACTCTTCATCTTCGACTTCAACGTCGTCGAGCTCTACTTCATCTTCGACTTCATCAAATTCTACTTCGTCTTGGTTTAATACCTGATCTGCTTTCTTACCCATTATAAACCCCTATAACTTTACTCACCCAAAGAACGCGGTTGGGCGGACGCCGCTGTTGACTGATTGCTGGATTTGGGCTCAGCAACCGGCCGAATTCTAGTCTTGTACTTCAGAGCCTGTAACGTCTGGCGGCACAACACGAGGGCCGAGAGTTTCGATTGTCTTCATAGCTCGCTCGTGTTTCATATTGCCGATCTCGACGATCGTTTCTGCAGTGTCTGCTCTGGCTTTATCTGCTTGAGCTTGCTTATAAATTGTGCTCGCCTGCTTCTCAGATGCTTCGGCCAGCTCCTTCTCAGCCGCGGCCTTTAAGTATTCATCCTGAGCGGATGGTTTAGCATTCTGCTGCTCCTCCGCCATTTCCTGAGCTTCTTGGTCGGTAGGTTCTAATACCCCCATACGTAACAACTTCTTACGGAAATACTTACGGACTTCACCGATGCCCTCGCCTTCCATGTTCATCATAGCCATAGAGCTGAGAACTTGGAGAGTCTCTGGGTCAGTCGTAATGCGAGCCATGTTGGTTAGAGCTCTCACCGTTGCTGCCCGTTTAGTAGAGCTTGATGGACCTACCTCAACAACTACATCAAATTTGGCTTTGGTTAAATCGTTCTCGTATTGCATATTACCATGTTTATCAACAACTGGTTTAAATAGTTTGACCTGTTCCAATTCACCTTGAGATCCAACACCCTTCAGAGTTCGACCATCCTCAACTAAAACGTCGCGTGCCATACTCAGCCAGATCTCGCCGCAACGTCGCATAGCTTTAGCCATATTAGACATGTAGATATACGTTTGCATATCCAGTCTGTTTTGGACTAAGCTCATAGTCTCAGTTGAGATATTACCTTGAATCTCTTCACCAGACTGTTGGTTACCAAGGAGGTCCTGCATGTCATCTTCAGTAACTTGAAGCAGCGCGGCCATAGCAGGTGGGATATTAGGAACGCGGGTGTATGCTATAGGTCCTGCTGGCAACTCATTACCGTTTAAGTCTGTCATAGGATTGATTAACAAGTAGGGGAAGTTCTTGATGTTATCTTCAGACCACATTAATGCGTGACCTGCAATCTGCTCAGGAGTCAAGATAGGTTTCTCGACAGACGACAAGGCACTGATCTCACCGAGCTTGCTAAGCTGCATGTTCTTCAGGCGTTGGGCATCTTTAGATAGGCGCACGTGCCCCATGCAGCGTTCTACGTTATCAACAAACCATCGCTTGCCGTACACCGGTACAATAGGTATGCATGACCCGGCGGTGTAGCCGCAATCCTCAAGTACTTTACCGCCTGACATGATGTACTTATGAACACGCTTCTTTTTAACTTTCTTAACGCGTACTTCACGAGCACCTGTAGCTTCGAGTCGTTCCAATTCTTCCTCGAGTTCTTCATCAGTCAGCCGTTTCTCTTCACCGTCGAGAGTTTCCCATACATGGATAGTCTCGCGGGTCTCTTCTATCTCGTAGTACTCGGCGACGTAAACAACGTCTGGTGTTAACCAGTCAAACTCGTATTGATTAACTTCCTTAGGCCAAGAAGTAGGATCGTCCCCCCATTCTTCTTCGTAAGCGTCTCGTGTCATACTCGTCAGAACGAAGCATCTTTTTGCGTCAGCCTTATCTTGGCGCTTCGCTTGAAGGTCAAAGAAGACAGAGCTGTCGGCATCGAAGATAGGCTCGATACAGATACGTTGCCGGTCGTCATCGGGGTCTTCGTCGTCCTCGTACTCAGTACGTAGTCTCCAAGCACCGAACCCACCAGCAACCGCTTCTTCAAACGCGTTGTCGTAAGCTTCTTCAGCACCTGAATCTTCCTCATCAGCGCGGTAAAGCATGTCGCACGTGTCTGCAAGGGAATCATCTTCCACGCCGTCCTTGCTTACGAAGTCCACGGTGATGCGGTTATTACGGTATTCGTTGATGATGCGAATAACTGATAAGTGGATTTTATTAACTTCGAATTTAGGTTTGTTCTCGAACTGAGCGCCAAGATTGCCTTCCCATTGGGCCCCGGAGATGGAGTAGAACCGTCGGTCTTGTAGGCATTCGAGGCGTATATCGCGAAGAGCTGACTGGATACTATCGAAGTCGGTCAACGCCGCGTAATGTACGTCGCGAAGTCGTTGGTCTCTGGTTTTACGCGCCATGATCTCGGTACCTAATAATAATTAGCGGATGGTATAGGTTTAGTCGGTTCAAAGTCTTTCTTAGAGCTCACTGGCCAGATATGATCTACGCAGTATCCAATGGCGGTCGTGATGTGCTGATAATCGCTGTCCTCTTCAAGAAACGTACTACCCTTCTTAGTTTGTACAGTTGCCAAACCTTTATGGCAGTACGGCGCTGTCTTGGGGTTAACATATAGACTTACCTCCCCCGCGGCGTTCTTGATCTTGGCGCGAACAGCATTCTGCCTGTCGCGAATAGCAGGAGCTGCAGCCTTAACACGGCGTATTACTTCCCATTGGTTAGATTTTAGCACGTTTTCTATCTCAGTGTAATCAGATGCGTGACCATGTTTCTCACCTGCCTTACCTGCCGGGTCTCCAAACAGTAATATCTTACGGTTCTTGTGGTTCTTATAGCGTTCACAGAACTCCAATGCTGATTGGCGCGCCACAGCCGAGGCTAGAACAACTTCATCGAGTAGGTAAAGATCCTTTGTGTTACGTATAACCCCAACGGCTGAACTCATGGGAGTATAGTTGAAGTCGTGCATCCACAATAGTTGCTCATGTGACTCGATGTGCGTGAACACATGGTTGTCAGAGCTGTAGTCTTCGTAGATCTTTCCCGATGCTGTCTCAAACGATGCTTCGTATTCTTGCTTATATTGCCTCGTCGACATACGACGCTTAGCAGCATCGATAACGTCGGGTGGAAGTATGTCTGCTGAATGCCAAGTGAATATGTCCCATTCAGGATCACCGCTGTTCTTAGCGTACTCAGCCATCTCGTAGTAATGGTTTAAGCCGTCAGGTACTCCGAGCAACCAGCACCAAGCGCGGTAATTCGGCTTCAGCGGGTTGAATGTGTCAAGCGACGGCGAAATATTCTCCGCCCACGCGTTCTCCTTAACATCCGCAATCTCATCTATGCCACCTCCAGCCCAGAATGTACCTTCAATTCGTTGAGGTTGGTCAAGGCCGATTAACGTAACTGATGACCTGTTGGGAAGTCTGATTGTTAGTTCTGACTCTGAAACACAGTCTCTTGGCAACATGGGAGTAAAGCATAAGAGCTTCATGTCTTCCCAATATATCTTCTTGACTTGGTTCCTCGTTGGTGCTGCTATGAAGTATGGTTCCCCAGGTGTCGCCATCATAGTCTTAGCCATGAATCGTTTGAACCTTTCTGTCTTGCCTGATCGTCGACCTGCTGGGATGACTTTAAACCTCTTATCACTATTGATTAAGCGCAACTGCTCTGGATGGTCTTTAAGATCATACCAGCGTTGGGCACAACGAAGCTGAATTGGTGATAAGCCTTCAGTATTCATCCTGGTAGTTTGCTCGCAAGTTGCTTCATGACTTCTGTTAAAGCCTCCGCAGTTGTCTCGTCAGTGTTAACAGTCTGAGATGCAAGACGAGGGGCGAAGTACGGAGCCGCGGCTTTCGCAGCGTCTATCTGTTCAGAGACGGAGGGCCAGTAATCTTCCTCAACCCATTCACGATACTTCTCTTGACCTTTGTTAGGACCTCGTCCGTAGTAGATGATATGCAATTTCTTTTGCTTAAAGCTTTCGCCATTCGCGGCTCTTAATAGAATCTCATGGGGTAATAACCGCCCGTCCTTCTTGGCTTGAAGGCTCGCGGCTTCTCTTGCTTTGCTGGTGATGCGGGCAGTTCCTGTCGGTTTAGGTCCTGACCCTGGACGAGCTCCGCCACGAGTTTCTCTCATCTGTAACAATTCTCCCACATATTGGACCGATTTTGTGTGTATTGCCAGATTATGGCGCGCAGAACCAGGAATGTAAATAACTTAGTCCTACATGCTCAGATGCTGCGTAAATGCGCGAAATACACATAACTACAGCCGCTACAGGGAAAGAATTCATATCTGTAGCGGATTCTGGAGCGTAACCTATTGATATTATTGAAATTTAAATACTCTACTACATATACTACTCTTTCTTCTTTAGAAGAAGAAGAAGAAGAAGTAGTAGTAGTAGAGAGTAGAGAGAGAAAGGAGAGTAGAAACTGGTGTAGCTGTAGCAATCTGTAGCAGAGCAGTATTCTGTAGTTTTACCACCTAAGTGCTTGATTCTAAATCACTTTACCCATCATTTCTGGCCAAATGTACTTGCTACGCATTCTGAACTACTATATTCCGTAGCAGCTCGAAGCCTGTCATGATGTCCAACTGTGTCCTGCCATACAGTCCTCATGCCACCATCCCTCAGCAAGTTGGCGCGCTTCGAGCTGCTTCTTTTATTATTGCTGAGGTATAAAAGAAGGTTCTCCGGCAGCTGAGGGCGGAGGTTAATTGGTGGTAGTAATACAAGAAGGTAGTCATGGCACGTAAAACTCGACGTAACGTAGACCAGAAAGCGATAAGCCTCGCAGAAAAGAAACTCTTAACATCAGGCTTAACATTGAAAGACGCTAAGCAACTTTACATCAGTCCTCTTTCAAGCCAGCAAACATCCAAGTTGCATACTTCATTCAAGCAGCTTTGTTCTCTTAAGATAGAGTACATCTCCCATCTAGGGGAACCATTATTAGACTGGCATGAATCTTCCCCGTTCTACCGGCTCCGCTATTTAGAAACTCCAACAGATTTCGATGCCATAAGCGCGAAGAAGCAAGTCAGGTACGTTCAAGAACCTAACACCGCACCAGTTGCCTATTACCCTCAGAACTTTGGCGGGTGGGAAGAGTTGTGCAAGAATCCAAACGATCCCTTGATTATAACTGAGGGTGAACTCAAAGCAGCAAAGGCCTGTAAAGAAGGTTTCCCAACCTTAGGGCTTGGCGGTGTGTACAATTGGCGGAGCAACAGACTCGGATTAGACTGGCTTCCATCGTTAGAGCCGATTGAGTGGCGGAAGCGGAATGTCTATCTCTGCTTTGATTCGGACTACCGCAGCAATCCTATGGTGTGCGCAGCATTAAAGACGTTCGCCACCGAGCTCCAAAGACGCGGTAGTTTCGTTTATTTAGTAGCATTACCTCAACTACCAGGTTTAGACAAAGTAGGCTTAGACGACTTCCTTGTACATGCAGGGCCATCTGCGAATGTTATGTTCAGAGAGTTATTAACGTCAGCAGAGCCTCTTGGGTTATCGGCACCACTATGGCAGCTCAATGAGAAGTACGTCTATATAAGAAAGCCAGGTCTTATTATTGACCAGCGGGACATGGAGAACAAAGTCTCCCCTGGTGCCTTTAAAGAACATTTAGAATCGTCATCTAATTACCAAGAACGGCAGATTAAGCCCGATGGAACCATCTCTTACAAGACGGTGTCAGCAGCGAGTGCTTGGTTGAAATGGCCTTTGAGGTTAGAGTCTCCTCGCCTGACATACGAGCCGGGGAAGGAGAAATTCATCGACGAAGGGTTTAACATCTGGCCAGGTTGGGGATGCAAGCCTAAGAAAGCAGAGGTTAGCCTATTCATAGAGCTTGTCGACCATCTATTTGCGGGTGCAGAACCTGAAGCGAAGGAGTGGCTGCTCCGCTGGTGTGCGTACCCTCTCCAGTATCCGGGTGTTAAGATGTTCAGCTCTGCCGTTATCCATGGCATCAAGCACGGTACAGGTAAGTCTCTTATAGGCTACACGCTCGGCAAGATCTACGGTAAGAACTTTACTGAGATTAACCAGATGGACTTACACAACAATTTTAATGAATGGGCAGAGTCGAAGCAGTTCGTCATGGGGGATGACGTAACGGGTAGTAATAAGAGGCAGGATGCTGACTTCCTTAAAAAGATGATCACCCAGAAAGAGTTACGGATCAACGCGAAGTACACACCAAGCTACGTCGTGCCAGACTGTATTAACTATTTATTTACGTCTCAGCATCCAGACTCGTTTTTCTTAGAAGACGACGACCGCCGATTCTTTATCCACGAGGTGTTAGTGAGCCCTAAGGATGAGGAATTCTACGCCGAGTACATGCTTTGGTTGGACTCAGGAGGTTCGTCTGCTGTGTTCCAATACCTACTGGACTTGGACCTCGGTGGCTTCAACCCAGCAGCACCTGCTTACAGAACAGCGGCGAAGGAGCGCATGATCAATACTGGCAGATCTGATCTAGGATCATGGGTACGACAACTCATAGCAACACCCAAGCAAGTCCTAAGAATAGGAGAGATTGAAGCTACCAAGGACCTGTTTACTAGTAAGGAACTACTCATGTACTATGACCCTGAAGGAAGGACCGGGACGACAGCGAACGGACTTGGCCGCGAGCTATCCAGAGCAGGTGTCAGGCAAGTGTGTGATGGGCGCCCGGTTAGGTTATCCGACGGGACTCAGGCAAGGTACTACGCCGTCAGGAACGTAGAGGAGTGGATCGTGAGAGCACAACCCCAGGCTATTATCGCGCACTTAGAGGGCAAAGCTGTGAGAACTAAGCGAAGAAAGAAATATTAATTTGTAATTAGGTGTTTACAGGTCTTAATGAACCGGTATAGAATGAACTCCTAAACTAAACCTTGTTGAGGAACTTAATATGAAAACAACAATAAACGAAGAAGAATTAAGGGCACTAGATGCCTGCAAAGAAGGGTTTGATACTTTTGTTAATGCGCACAGCGAGAAGACGGTAACTTTATCAGATGCACTTGAGTCAAACGGTTGGAATGATATCTGGTGGCTGATCAGTAATATCTATTCAGAACTATCGCAAGAACAGAAAAATGATCTTGATTTAATCGGGTGTGATTGGGCTGAAAAATGTCTTGCTAATTTTGAATCAGAGCTTCCAGATGACAAGCGTCCGCGAGATGCGATACAAGCTAAGAGAGATTTTGTCGCTGGGAAAATAACTCAAGACAACCTATCAGCAGCATGGTCAGCATGGTCAGCATGGTCAGCATGGTCAGCATGGTCAGCATGGTCAGCATGGTCAGCATGGTCAGCATGGTCAGCATGGTCAGCATGGTCAGCATGG